TTACTGGTGCTGGTACTGGTCTGACCGGTATCACCAGTGCAACGAACGCAACTCATATCTATGGGGGAAGTTCAGGACAACTTGTATATCAAGACCAACCAGGTATTACCTCCTCACTCTACAGTGGTAGTACAAATCTTGTTCTCGCATCAAGAGGAACAGGTAATCCTCCACAATGGGTAGCTGCTGCACCTTCTGGAGCTATTGAGGGTCTTCTTGTATTTGATGAAGGTTCCCAAGTAGGTTTAGGAACCACTTATTCTGGTCTCGACTTTAGAGGCATTGATATTTCTGCAGTTGGTGGTAACAAAGGTGGTATTGCTACTGTTACTGTCACACAACAAAATTATGTTACACAGGCTGGTGTAGCCACAGCTGTTATTGGTGGTGGTGCATCTGTTACATCACTTAGTAACTCTGGAATTACTACCCTAGGCTCTCTGAATGTTAATGGAACTACAAGAGCTAACAACGGTTTAATTGTTACTGGAATTACCACACTTGGTATTGTCACCACTGATGTAACATTCAACGATAATGTAAATATCGCTGGTGTCGCCACCATCAGTACATCACTGGATGTCAATGGACCATCCTCCCTCAATACTCTTGGAGTATCCGGTCTCACAACCACTAAAGATTTTCTTGTTACTGGTGTTGGAACTATATCAGAACTGACTGTTACTGGTAATGCTGGACTACTTGACACTGTAGTAACTGGTGTAATTACAGCTACACAATATGTCGGTGATGGTATCAGACTGTCAGGTATCGTAACCACGATCACAGCAGGCCCTAACATCGCTGTCAATAATAATACGGGTAATGTAACTATTACTGGTCTTGCAAACACTGCAGTTATTGTTGCTGATAGTCTGTTTGTTTCTGGACTATCTACCTTCCAGAATCAAGTTACTGCGGATGATATTAATTCAACTGGTGTGATTACTGCTACCAATTACTTTGGTAGCGGTGATACTTTATCTGGTATTGTTACATCACTGATTGCTGGTAATAATATCTCTGTTAGTGGCTCAACCGGTCAGGTTACAATCACCGGTCTTGCCAATACTGCTAATGTTCAAGCGAATACTTTAGTTGTTACTGGTGTATCAACACTAGGTATCATCACTGGTGCTGAGTCACTAGGTGTTGGTACTGTTTATGGTTCCAACTTTGTAGGTGGTACCTTCAGTGGTAGTGATGCAAACTTTAGTGGTAATGTTACCATTGGGGGAACACTGACATATGAAGATGTAACCAGTGTAGATGCTGTAGGTTTCATCACCGCCCGTAAGGGATTAAGTGTAGGGTTTGATACTGGAAACAATGGTATTGGTGTTACCATCCTCGCAAGTGGTAATGGAGTATTTGCTGGTATTGTTACTGTTGCTGGTGACTTTAATGTTGGTTCTGCATCCTCACAATTCACGGTTCAACAGACAACATCGGCCGTTGAGGTTGGTATTGGAACTATTGATCCTAACTATAACCTGGATGTCAGAGGAACAGCCAATGTTGAAGGAACACTGACTGTAAATAGTAACACAGTTCCTTCACTTGCCATGGTTGTCGCCCTTGGCGGACTTTGATAAATAACTAAAAAGTATTAATACAATGGCGGAGACATTTACAAATTCACTTACTAGTAGTGTTGGTATTGTAACCAGTAGCCAAACGGCCAGTATTGGTGCTGGTGTAACGGTTATTGGTGGTATTTCTACTGCACATATCTCCGTTGGTGATATGGTACAGACCCAAATGTTTAGGGGTGGAGCCAAGATTGTTGAACTAGGGTCCGGTCAAGTTAAAGTAGATAAGTCATCTACTAATTTGACAGCAGCAACTAGTCAATCAGTTGTATTCCTTGGAGTAACCACTGCTTACACTGCTTCTAATAAGTCAATTCTTGTCGGTGGTACTTTTGCAAACCTAACCAGTAATACAATCAACATCTTTGTTGAGGTTGGTGTCGGTAACACATTTGCCAATCTTGCTAACAACATCCCAGTCCCGACAGGAAGTTCGTTTGTTATTAGTGACGCAGGTAAGACTATCTTAAGAGATAACGAAGAGATTAGAGTTTATTGTGACGAGACTGCAGCATGTGATGTCACACTGAGCATCCTTAATGGAGTTGCGTAATGATTGGTAATAACGGATACATCGGAAGAGCACCTGGTGATTCAAGAGTAACAGTTGCTCGTCAGGTCTATCAACCTACTGCAGTTCAGACTGCATTTGTATTTGGAGCTGGATATGACACACTGTACTTTGATGTATATCTAAATGGTGCAAAACTTGTCAGAGGTATTGACTTTACCTCTGGTGATGGTAGAAATTTCTCATTGATTGTACCAGCTCAGCCTGGTGATGTTATTGAAGCAGAGACATATAAAGCATTTAACGCAGCAGAAGCCACCATTGGTATTTCCTCCAATGGCCTTGTAATTGGTGAAACTAATAATATTAACTTCATCGGTGCTGGTAATACCTTTGCTCAAGAGGGTAACACCATCAATGTTGAGATTCAAGGTGGTGGAGGAGGTGGTGTTGGTACCGCTATTAGGTATCCTAGTAACACCGATAGTCCTTTTAGTTACATCAATGCCACAGCATCTGTGACTGAAGATATTATGTTGGATACACACACAGCTGGGAAATCTTACTCCTATGTTGTGGTACAAGAACCACGATTGATTGTTCAGACTGGTGCAGCTGTGACTGTTGGACTGGGCAAAACTCTTGTTACTGACCTATATCAGTTGGGTGACCTCTGATAAATACTCTTAAAAGATATAAGCAATGTCAGCAATTAATGTAAATTCAATTACAGGAAGAACTGGGCTCCATGGTCCGGTGCTGACGGGTGTATCTACCGCAGCGGACGGATTTCAGATTCTTGCCGGAGAGTTTAAAGTAAACGGTATATCAACTTTTGTTGGGATGTCCACCTTTAATGGTGGTATTGATGTAGCTTCTGGAGACCTATACTTGTCCCCCCCCGCAACGGGTCGTCTTGGTGTTGGAACTGATAGCGCACTTAGACAATTTGAAGTATTCAATGCCACTCATGCAACTGCTGCCTTAAAAGGTAATACACAATCTAGTTTGTTTTTTGTAGATTCTGATGATAGTAATATAGGTCAAATTTCATATTTACATGCCGATAACGACATGTATTTCCGTGTCAATGACGCAGAAAGACTTCGTATAACTTCTGATGGTAAAGTTGGAATTAATTCCACCAGTCCTGGTGGTCAATTATGTGTAACTGATACGTCAACGTATACCGTTAATATTGGACCAAATGGAGGCGATGGAGCATTAGTATCTACACTTGGTGGTAGTGCATCATTAGCTCTTGGAACTGACTCTATAGAAAGACTTCGCATTGACTCATCAGGAGATGTAAGATTTGCTGGAACTAATCTTACAAATAGTACAAATAAAAATGTAAATTTAACAGCACCTTCTTGGGATACAGGAGAAGAAGATGTTAATTTAATTCAGGTTGAAAATGAACAAACAACAAACCAGATTAGTTTTGGTGGAGGAACTTCTTCATTAAATTCAGCAACAACTTTAAGGTTCTTAACTGCTTCTGCTGTTAATACAACAACTGGAGTAGAAAGACTTCGTATTGCTTCTGATGGTAATGTTGGTATTAATGAATCTAGTCCTGGTACTAAGCTAGAGGTAAGTGGAGGGCAGAATCAAACTGCCAATGCTTTTACTGATCTTTTTAGAGTTTCAGCAAATGCTAATAATGATGGTATAGGTGCTGAAGTTCAGCTGAACTTTGGCATATCTCCGTCACATACTGATACAGCAAATAGACAAGCCAGAATTCAAGCAATAACTCATGCAGGAACTGTAAGAGACCTTCTTCTCAATCCTTTGGGCGGAGACGTGGGGATAGGAACAGACGCGCCTGCCGGGTTGCTCCATATTTCTGGCAATACCTGCCAAATGCATTTTACAGATGAAGATGATTCGGCTTCGTCAAGAATCTATCAAAGTGGTGCTACTTTTGCCATAGACGTTGATCAGGCAGACGCAAAAACAAGTAGTGTTTTTGCAATTAGAGTTGATGATGCCGAACAGATGAAAATTTCGAGCACTGGCCGAGTAAATGTGCCTGAAGTGTATAACACACAAAT